ATAAAGATGACCAAAAGAAGATTGGTAAGAAGAACTTAATGAAGTTCGAACAGATATTCTTAGGTTTGGGAGCAGAAGTGTTAGAGTTCACCTCATCCGCACTAACGGTTAACGCTGATTCGGCAGTTCGTGATATGAAAAAACGAATTGATAAGACAATAAAAGATGTTAAGAAATCAGGTGACCCAAAAAAGATAGAAAAACTTAAATTAGAACTTGGTAGATTAAAATCTATCGGTGGTTCTAAAAAGATTGTACCAAATGAAGGTATCGTTTTCTTATATAAAGGAAATACTTTTAAACTTACAGGTACATTTGCATCGGTAAACCAAATACTTGGTATTTTCTTCTAAAATTATCGGTTTCTTTAATTTTATATATTTATATACAACATTATAACCTAATATGTAACAATGGGTAAAGAATTCAAAAAGAAATATATGCATCCAACTCGTAGAAAGTTGTTGGATATGGTTCACACAGGTGAATACGATAAAAATGCTACTGTCGGATATGAGGGTAAGACCGAAATTCGTAATGTGGGAGATGTTTGGGAAGATGAACATCACAAATACGAAAAGAAAGATGGTTTTATTGTAAAAACTGGAAAGAACCACAAACAAATTCAAGAAATTCGAAAATATTTAGAAGAAAAATCTAAATGTAAAATATACCCTAACAAACAATATACAGATAAAGATAAAAAATTAATTGAAAAGACTGGTTATTGTTTGGATGCATTAGTTGAAATTGAACATGAAATAAAAACAAATGGATTATTCAAAGAATATTCTGATTATAAAGTTTTTACTCGTATGTTAATATTTGGAAAAGCAAAACTAGATGAATTGAAACACTCCCTTGATGAATTAAAAGAAGAATATCAAATGATTGGTTCTGATGGTAAAGTAACAGAAAGTTGGAAGTTGCCAAAACCTATCGAAGAAGTTCGTGCAGATATAAACGAAATGATAGAAAGTGGTGAAAAAGAAATCAATCAATTAGAAAAAGAAAGAAATGAGGTTTTCGATAAATTAAAACAAGCGAAGATGGAACATTACTTATGAAAAAATATATAAAAGAAATAATAATAATTTCACTTGTAGTTATTATCGCATTACAAAGAGGATGTGGTACTGATTATGGTGATAAAGAAATTGTAAAAGTAGATGGTAAGGATTATGAACTAATCAAACAAGAAACTGATACAATTTACATTGAAAAAGAAGTACAAGTAACAAAGTATGTACCAAAGTACATTACAAAAGAAGTAATTAAAGAAGTTGAGATACCAGCGAATGTAGATTCACTTGCTATCATTAAAGATTACTTCTCAAAAGTAACAGTAACTGATACTCTAAACCTTGATTATGATTTTCCAAAAGAAGTTACAGATTCTTTAGGAAATAAACCAGCAAGTAGTTTAGGATATGGTATCCTTACTGATATTATTTCACAAAACAGAATTGAATCAAGAGAAATTGATTGGTTCTTCAAAATTCCAACAGTTTACAATACAACTATCGTAAAAGAACTACCTAAATTAGAATTCTACTATGGATTTGGATTAGGTATGGACCAAACAAATGGATTAGGTAACTTTACTGGTAATCTTTTAGTAAAAACTAAAAAGATGAACATCTATGGTCTAAATATTGGAATGTCAAACCAACTTGGTCAATATAAACCATTCGTTGGAGGTTCTATGTATTGGAAAATAGGCAAAAAATAAAATGGCTAAACAGAGTTTAAAGGAAATAATAAAAATTGAGTATCAGAAATGTGCTCAAGACCCTATATACTTCATGAAGAAGTACTGTATGATACAACATCCAGTTAGGGGTAAGATTCCTTTTCACTTATATCAATTTCAAGAAAGAACTTTAGACCAATTCGCAGAACATCGTTATAACATCATCCTTAAATCTCGACAAACAGGTATCTCTACCTTAACTGCGGGATTTTCACTTTGGAAAATGTTATTCAATCAAGATTTTAATGTATTGGTAATTGCAACTAAACAAGAAGTTGCCAAGAACCTTGTAACGAAGGTTCGTGTAATGAACCAGTACTTACCCTCATGGTTAAAACAAACAACAGTAGAGGATAACAAGTTATCTTTGAGATACTCTAATGGTTCTCAGATAAAAGCAACTTCAGCCGCTGGTGATGCTGGTCGTTCTGAAGCACTATCCTTATTAGTATTTGATGAAGCGGCATTCATTGACAAGATTGAAGATATTTGGGTATCAGCACAATCTACTTTATCAACGGGTGGTAATGCAATTATCCTTTCTACTCCAAATGGTGTAGGAAACTTCTTTCACAAAACTTGGGTAGGTGCAGAAGATGGTACAAATACTTTTAATACAATCAGATTACATTGGAGTGTACACCCTGAACGAAATCAAGATTGGAGAGATGAACAAGAAGTACTATTAGGACCAAAAGGAGCAGCACAAGAGTGTGATTGTGATTTCGTTTCTTCTGGTGATACTGTAATAGACCCACAATTACTTATGTTCTATAAAGAATCCTTTATTCAAGAACCAGTTGAAAAGACTGGGTTCGATGGAAACCTTTGGAAGTGGGAATATCCAAACTATCAGAAGTCTTACATGGTAGTTGCCGATGTTGCTCGTGGTGATTCTGCTGATTTCTCGGCTTGTCATGTTATTGATATAGAAGAATCCTCACAAGTTGCAGAATATAAAGGTAAGTTAGATACCAAAGATTTTGGAAACTTTCTCGTATCTCTTTCTACTGATTATAACAACGCATTACTCGTTATTGAGAACGCAAACATTGGTTGGGCAGTAATTCAACAAGTAATTGATAGAGGATATGGTAATCTTTTCTACATGAGTAAGGATTTAAAGTATGTAGATGTGGAGAATCAATTAAATAACAAATATAATAGAGAAGAGAAAAATATGACAGCAGGTTTCTCTACAACTTCTAAAACAAGACCTCTAATCATATCTAAATTAGAACAATATGTTAGAGAAAAAGATATTACTATTCGTTCACAAAGAACAATAGATGAATTGTTTACATTTATATGGAATGGTAATCGTGCAGAAGCAATGAGAGGATATAATGATGATTTAACAATGTCATTAGCAATTTCATTGTGGGTTAGAGATACTGCACTTAGATTAAGACAAGAAGGAGTTGATTTAACCAAACAAGCATTGGGTGGAATTAGTGCACATCAATTGGATGTTGGTGGAATGGGGTTTGGTGGTAATTCATCACTTGAAGAAAACCCATGGAAAATGAGGGTTGGAGACTCAAATGAAGATTTAACTTGGTTAATTAAATAACTCTATATTTATATATTAGGAGAAAATAATATGATATCACTACAAGAATTACTTAATGAAGAAATACACACAGAAGAATATACTGTGGAAAATTATCATGATATAAAAGAATTTTGTGAGTTTATGAAAGAATACAAAGCTGATATTAACGAAGCTGAGTATCAAGGAAGAAAAGTAAAACTTGGTAAACCAATGCAAGGTGATACTAAGAAATTCAAAGTATATGTTAAAAACCCTAAAGGAAATGTTGTCAAAGTAAACTTCGGACATGGAGGAAGTTCCGCAAAGAAATCAGGAGAAAAAACAATGTCAATTCGAAAGAATAATCCAGATGCAAGAAAAGCATTTAGAGCTAGACATAATTGTGATTCACCAGGTCCAAGACACAAAGCAAGATATTGGTCTTGTAGAAAATGGTAATAAATTAATTAATAAAGGTTATAACATAAATTAGGAAAACATGGCAGATACTTCATTTTTTGGGAGATTAACTAAACTCTTTCGTTCTCAAGCGGTAGTTACTATCGATAAGGACGGAAAAAGAAACGTCTTTGATGGTGATGAAAGACAACAAACTAACTTATCATCACTTAGAGATAGATACACTAAATTACAGAAATCTTTTTTCGAACAAGCAGGTGGTGCACAATCAATGGCATACCAACAAGTTCGTAGAGAGGTATTCAGAGATTACGATGCAATGGATAATGACCCAATATTAGCATCAGCATTAGATATATACGCAGATGAATGTACATTAAAGAACGAATTCGGTGATGTACTACTTATACAATCAGAAAATCAAAAAGTAAAGGGATTATTAGAAAACTTATTCTACGATATCCTTAATGTAGAGTTTAACCTCTGGCCTTGGACAAGAAATTTAGTAAAGTATGGAGATTTCTTTTTAGGTTTGGAAGTTGCTGAAGGTAAGGGTATTGTAAACGCTACTCCTCATTCAGTTTACAACACAGAAAGATTAGAAAGAACAGACCCATCAAATCCAAATTCAGTAAAGTTTAAAATTACTGAGGACCCGAATGGAAAAGAAGAATATGAAAACTTTGAAATTGCTCATTTTAGGTTGTTAGCAGATACTAACTGGTTACCATATGGTAAATCTATGATTGAGAATGGAAGAAGATTGTGGAAACAATTATCTCTAATGGAAGATGCTATGTTAATCCATAGAATCATGAGAGCACCTGAAAAAAGAGTTTTCAAAATTGATATTGGTAATATCCCACCAACAGAAGTGGATAACTATATGCAAAGAATCATCAACAAGATGAAGAAAGTTCCTTTCATCGATAGAAATACTGGTGATTACAACTTAAAGTATAATATGCAAAACCTAACTGAAGATTTTTACTTACCAGTTAGAGGTGGTGATAGTGGAACATCAATTGATAATCTTGCAGGTTTAGAATATGCAACTATTGAAGATATTGATTACTTGAAGAACAAAATGTTTGCAGCATTAAAGATTCCAAGAGCTTATTTAGGATATGAAGAAAATGTAAATGGTAAAGCAACATTAGCAGCTGAAGATGTTAGATTCGCAAGAACAATTGAAAGAATACAAAGAACACTAGTTTCAGAATTATCTAAAATTGCAATCGTACACTTATACTCACAAGGTATTCAAGATTCAGAAATGACTAACTTCAGTTTATCTTTAGTAAACCCATCTACAATTTACGAACAAGAAAAAGTAAACTTGTGGAGTGAGAAAATTAGATTAGCTCAAGATATTCAAGGTTTGAATATGTTATCTAAAGATTGGGTATATGAAAATATATTCAAACTAAGTGGTGGTGAGCAAGATGAACAAAGAGTTGCAATGTTAGATGATTTAAAAGATAGATTCAGATTCCGTTCTATTGAAGAT